CTTGATCTTATGCAAAAAGAAAAAGCCGAAATCCTTGCAAAAATCAACCAGGCCGTAAAAGACGGCGACGAGGAAGCGTTCGGGGAAGCGTTCACCGATTTTACCGATCTTTTGCAAGAAGCGGTAATGAGCGAAGCCAGAGGCATGATTCAGGCCGCAGATAATACCGTACTGGCCGGGCGCGGCGTTCGTGCGTTGACCTCGACCGAGACGAAGTATTATGAGCGTGTTATCGATGCAATGAAGTCCAACGATCCGAAGCAGGCGCTGACGCTGATCGACGAAACTCTGCCGACCACCGTCATTGACGCGGTGTTTGAGGATATCACCGAGGCGCATCCGCTTCTGTCGGCTATCAACTTCCAGAACACGGGGATTCTGACGGAGATTCTGATCTCCGATAGCGGTAGGCATCTAGCGACTTGGGATAAGCTTAGCGATACCATTGTTGCTGAACTGACCGCAGGCACCGATGTCATCAATCTCGCGCAGAACAAACTGTCTGCCTTTATCCCGATTAGCAGACCTATGCTCGAAATCGGGCCTGTGTGGATTGACCGCTATGTGCGGACCATCCTGCTTGAGGCTATTTCTAACGGGCTTGAAAAGGCTATCATCCTGGGCACCGGTGTTGATGAGCCTGTCGGCATGACGAAAGACCCTAATGGCCTGTTCAATGCTACCACCGGCTATCCCAATCTGACTGCTGTGCCCTTGAGCGAAATCACGCCCGAAACCTATGGCGGCATTCTGGCGACGCTGGCGGTTGGCCCAAACGGTTTGTATCGTAATGTCAGCGAGGTGCTGTTTATCTGCAACCCTGTTGACTACTATACAAAGATTGCTCCTGCCGTGACCGACCGCATAAGCCACGACGTGCGCTGGCCCTTCCCAACAAGGGTTATCCAGTCCGCGTATGTTCCTGCGAACAAGGCGATTATCGGGCTTGGGAACAGATATTTCTTTGGCCTTGGCACGAGCAAGGGCGGAAAGATCGAGTATTCCGACCACTATAAATTCCTTGAGGATGATCGCTACTATCTGACCAAGCTGTATGGCGACGGCAAGCCGCTGGATAGCACGTCATTCAAGGTAGTAGATATTACCTCCCTTCGTCCGGTTGCTCCGATTGTTCGGGTTGCTGATTATGTTGACGCACGGCTTTCAGCGATAACTCTAACAACAGAGAAGTCGGTAGCAGTTACTCTTAACTTTAACGAAAACATTCATGCCTACACCGCCGCTATTGCTGATGCAGCCCAGCACGGTGATAACGACACCGCTGCATTGACAGTGACCGCTAAAGATCCGAACGCAGTTATCGTTGTTAAAAACGGCACTACTACTGTTGTCCCTGCCAACGGTGTTTACAGCCTGACCCTTGCTGATGGTGCTAACGTCATTACCATTACTTCAACCGTTGGAAGCGTTGAGCAGGAGGCATATATCTTGGTTATCAACTACACCGAGATTCCTGAGGCGTAATTATGAAAGCGTTGGTGATTAAGAAATTTCAGGATAAGGTCACCGGGAAAGTCAATCAAAAAGGGAAAACCATTGAAGTTACTTCTGAGCGGTTCGAGGAAATTAACTCGGCCGCTCAAGGTCCTTTTCTTGAGAAAATTTCAAGAGCTAAAAAGTAGGTGAGATTATGGCACTGCCAGAAGGACTGCTTGATGCGGTTAAAAACTATCTCGACATCACTTGGGTTGATTATGCCGGGGACGAAAAACTCACTGGCATCATCTCCCGCGGCATGAAGTATCTGGACAATGCAGCTGGGGCAGAACTCGACTACGCCGAAGAGGACAAGCCCCGCGAACTGCTGATGGATTACTGCCGATATGTCCGGTCAAACGCCCTCGACGAATTCCAGACAAATTATTTGCCGGAATTGCTGAGCCTCCAGATACAGAAGGAGGTGGCGGACTATGTTGCGGAACAGTCAACAGTTTAACAGCGGCGTCGTCAAAATATACGAAGTCACCAAAACTGCTCAGGACGGAGGCATGCCGCAAGAAAAGCTGACGCTGAAAAAGACGCTTCGTTATCACGAGCGAACCGTAGGGCTCCAGAGGTTTTGGACGGCACAGCAGGCGAACGTCAAAGTCAAGTATGTCCTGCGTTGCCCACGGCTGAGAAGCATCTCGACGCAGGACATAGCCGTACCCAACGATGGGAAACAGTACAAAATCGTGCAAATCCAATACCCGGAAGACGTTGACCCGCCTGTGATGGACTTGACGCTTGAGGAAATGAAAGCGGTATATGACATATGGGAGGGCTGATATGAATTTAGACGTTATACCAAATGCCCTCCTAACTGTCACGGATAAGGTTTTCCGCTACAAAGCGTATGGCGCGACTGATAAGTACATCGTATGGGCGGAGGACAATCAAGCCGATGCGATATGGGCAGATGGAGAGATGCAAGAACAGGCCATCGAGGGGACGATTGATTATTACACAAAGTCCGAAAACGACCCGAACGTCGGTCTGATACAGAACGCTTTAAACGGTGTATGCTCGTGGCGGCTGAATTCTATTCAGTATGAAGATGAAACGAAGCTGATTCATTATGAATTTATTTGGCGGGTATGGAGGTGAGCGTGCGTTGCAAAAAAACGACTTAACTGGAAGAAGGTTTGGACGGCTGCTTGTAATTGCAGAATCTGGGCGAGATAAATACAAAAACGTGACATGGCTTTGCAAGTGCTCTTGCGGGAAAGAGGTCGTGAAGACGAGTGGCAACTTAGTGACCGGGCACACATTGAGTTGCGGGTGCTTGGCCTCGGAAAGAACATCGATAGCAAACACCAAACATGGAGAACACGGCAGCGAATTATACATGAGGTGGGCTGCAATGCTCAGGAGATGCCGCTCTGCCAACCAGAACTATGGAGGCAGGGGCATTAGTGTGTGTGCGGATTGGGCTGATTTTAGTAAGTTCCGGCGCTGGGCCATCTCTAATGGATATAGAAAAGGGCTAAGTATCGAAAGAAAAGATGTGAACGGAAACTACGAGCCTGAAAACTGCGAATGGATAGCCCCCGAACGCCAACAGAATAATACGCGAAGGTCTAATTGGCAGGTTATAGATGGCCGCGAAATAACGCTTGCCGACCTTTCACGGGAAACGGGTGTCCCATACAAAGTATTACACAACAGAATTATGCGGCTTGGGTGGGATGTGAAACGAGCGATAAGTGAGCCGATAAATATGAGGTGTTTGCGAGGGACTGTTTGATGGCAAGAATGACCTTTAAAGCCGGTGACGAGTACGCCTTGAAACTGTCGAAGCTTGCAACCAACTCCGAAAATATCGCAAAAAAGGCAATCTATGGCGCGGCAAAAATCGTCGCGGACAAGATCAAAAGCAATCTTGAAGCGCTGCCGGAAGACAGGTTCCGCTTTTTACGCGACGGTGAAAAGTTTGCCGGAGTGCCAAAGCAGCAAAAAAAAGACCTGGTTGATAGTTTTGGAATAACGCCCATCACCGAGGACGGGTCCGGCTACTGGAACGCCAAGCTTGGTTTCGACGGCTACGGAAGTATGCCGACTAAGCAATACCCCGAAGGCCTACCCAATCAGCTTTTGGCAAGGGCTATTGAAAGCGGCTCGTCTGTCCGACAAAAGAAACCCTTTGTTCGCCCAGCAGTAACCGCGACAAAAAAACAAGCGATAGCAGAGATGGGAAAGATCATCGACGAAGAAGTCGAGAAGAGTATGGGAGGTAAATAAATGGCAGGTATAGGACTTAAATATTTCGCATGGGCGAAGATGCTGACGGAACCTACGGCATCGCCACCCACATACGACACGGGGTTTGCTTTGACAAAGCTGATCAGGGCCGACCTTACCATCACAAACGCAGAGGGAACCCTTGACGCTGACGATACGCTTGCCGAGGAAGTGTCTGAGTTTTATAGCGCCGACCTGTCCTTGGAGGGCGATCACCTTACCCTGGAGCGTCAGGCAATCATTTATGGCGCAACCTACAGCGACGACGAACTGAGCTTCGGCAACGACGACACCGCGCCTTACGGCGGCTGCGGGTTCGTGCAGCCGGTCATGAAAAACAACGTCGTAAAGTACAGGGCTTTCCTTTTCGCAAAAGCGCACGCGAAAAGAACAGCTATGAACTTGCAGACAAAGTCTGGCGGCAATGTGACATTTACGCCCGAGAAGCTTCAGTTCACGCTGATGCAGCCGAATTACGGCAAGTGGGAAAGGATCAAAGAGTTTGATACTTTTACAGCGGCTCAAGCATACATAGATACGGCGCTTGGCGTCGCAACTTGGCATCCGATCAGCGTCATAGTGTCCGGCGGCGGAGAGACGGAGTATGCGTCCCCAGTTGGCACCAAGATGGTTCCTGACGCGGGCGGCTTTACGCTGGACATCACAGGAACACCTGATGCCCTGTATGACAACGGCGTAGACGTAAAAGCCAGCATCTCGGCCGGCAAATACTCACTGGCTAACGTCACGGCCGCGCACAACATCGCAGTAATATTTACGGAAGCATAGGGCGGGTTTTCCCGCCCTTCCCCCCTTTAGGAGGACAATATGAAAGCGTTGAAAACCAAGCTTGGAGAAAAGGAAATCTTTCTCGCCTTGACCGCAGAGGCTAAATTTCAAATCGACGAGCTATGCGGTGAATCCAACATCGTTGATGCCACCAAAGAAGACACAAAAGAAGCACTGGAAACCACAATAAAGGCAACCGCAATCCTTGTCGAGCAGGCAGAGCTTGCGCGCAGATATATGGGGTATACCCCGACAGAAATACCGACCGAGGATGAAATAAGAAAGACTGTGAGCCTTGCAATGACCGCCGGAGATGTCCGGGCGTTGAAGGTTGATTTATATGAAGCGGTCCTGCTTGGACACAACCGCGAAATTGAGAGCAAGGACAAAGAGGTTGACCTCGTCCTTCAAGAGCTTGAAAAAAAAACAAAAAATTAGTCCGATCAGAATACAGGCACATGGCAACGCAAATCGGGATTAGCCAGAAAGAGGCTTTGCTTATGCCCATCGGAGAATTTTTTGATGTGTACGAGCTTTGGGTGCGGAAGTTTGAAAAGGACGACAACTGACAGGTGGTGAGAACGTGGCATACGACATAGGCCCAAGAATTGGAATAGAGGGTGAGAAGGAATTCCGCGACGCAGTTCGCGACATAAATGCAAAAGTTAAATCGCTTGGCGCAGAAATGCAAGCCGTAGCGTCGAAATTTGACAAAAGCTTTTCCGAAAACGACAGCGTTACGAGTATCTTAGCGACACCAGTATGGAATCCGTCACTGCCAAGAGCAGGGTTTTAAGCAAGCAGATCGACGAACAAAAAAAGAAGCTGGAACTGCTGCAGCAGGGTGTTGCCAAAGCCACCGAGAAATACGGAGAAAACAACCGGGTAACGCAAGGATGGCAGCAGACCGTCAATAAAGCGACAGCAGAACTCAACAAAATGGAGCGCGAGCTGCAAGACCTGAGCAAAATCAGGCTCGAAGCTTTGTCAAAGCAACTTGATGAAGTCGGCTCGAAAATGGAGAGCACCGGCAAGAAAATGTCTGTCCTTTCCGCGGCTATAGTTGCCGGGGCTGGATTAGCGGCAAAAGCGGCAACGGACTTTGAGTCTGCCTTTGCGGGCGTGGAAAAGACTGTTGACGGCACAGCGGAAGAACTGCAGAAAATATCCGATGGCATACGCAAGATGGCGCTTGAAATCCCTGCATCCACAACGGAAATCGCCGCCGTTGCCGAAGCTGCCGGACAACTGGGGATAGCAAAAGAAAACATACTTGATTTCGCCCGCGCAATGATTGACCTCGGCGAAGCGACAAACCTTTCCGCCGAAGAAGCGGCATCGTCCCTTGCGAAATTTGCCAACATAACAGGAATGGCCGCAGATGACTATAGCAGACTCGGATCGACAATCGTTGACCTCGGTAACAAAACGGCGACCACAGAAGCCGATATTGTCAGCATGGCAACGCGCCTTGCCTCTACTGGTTCATTAGTTGGCTTGACCGAGGCGCAGATACTATCATTGTCGGCAACGCTGTCATCGCTGGGCATAGAAGCTGAAGCTGGTGGATCGGCGATTGCAAAGCTTTTAAAGCAGTTTGAGGTTATGACCGCCACTGGCGCAAAGGAACTGAAGGACTTTGCGAGAGTAGCCGGGATGACTGCGGATGAATTTACGGCAGCGTGGAAGAAAGAACCCGTCGAAGCGCTAAGTGCGTTTATACAGGGCTTGGGCGACCTTGATAAATCTGGCGGGTCGGCGGTTGCGACACTGGAAGAATTGGGCTTAAAAGAAATCCGGCTGTCGAACGCTGTCCTTGCAATGGCGTCCTCGGGGGATTTGCTGGTAAAGAACCTCAACATTGCGAATCAAGCATGGTCGGAAAACGCCGCTTTACAGACAGAGGCTGAGAAAAGATACGCAACCACCGAAAGCCAGATGCAAATCGCAAAAAACACACTTAACGACATCGCTATCACAATGGGCAGCGAGTTTTTACCGATTGTGAACAAGCTAATCGACGGGGTGAAAAACCTCGGAGAGTGGTTTGCAAACCTGGATGAGACGGGCAAAAACAACGTCATCCGCATACTGGCAATCGTCGCCGCGATGGGTCCGATGGTGACTTTGACGGGCAAAGTCATAACCGGCATAAAGGGCGTTACAACCGCGATAACAGCCTACAGGACAGCGGCGGCGGCGGGAGCGGCGGCAAC